AAATTTGGCGACGCCGCCACTCGCGGCCTCGCCATCCTGAAGGAAACCCCCGGCAATGAGTAATCACGACCCCGTAACCGGCGAAATCATGCCGCCGCTGGAACGCGCCGCCGATGGCCGCGCGCTGGCTCCCACCGCCACCCTGCTCAGCCAGCTGATCGCTGTGATGGGGGAAGGCGAGTTTGATCGCGTGATGGCCGACGTGCTGACCCAGCTGGTCAGCGATCTGCGCGATTACGCCACCGCCACTGATGGCATTGCCAAGGGCAGGCTGACCATCAACCTGGCGATCAAGCTGGAAGGCTCCGCCTTCTTTATCGAGCCGACCTACAAAACCACGCTGCCCACCGACAAGTTCGCCCGGGCGCTGATGTTTGCCACCGAAGACAACCGCTTCACCCCCAACCCGCCGCTGCAGGGCCAGCTGTTTGGCGTGCGTGATGCCACGCCTGGCGCCCGCTTCCGCTCTGCTACCTGAAAGGATTGCCACCGATGGCCAGCGAAACCTCCGACACCATCAGCGCCATCCGCGACCTGGTGCAAGAACATTTTATTCCGACGCTCGATCCGGTGCCGCGCGTCGGAAGCGATGGCAATTATTTGCCCGTCATGCTGCACCCCACCGGCCAGACGCTGACGAAATTCACCCGCGCCGATTTTGAAGCGATGGCAGATGCCCCGTTCGAACGCCGGGGCAAGGCCACGCTGCAGACCGTGGAAAGCTTTATCGCCCACGTGAAGCGCTTTGCTGACAGCGACTCCGTCATCTTCGCCAATTTTGACCGCGAATCCCCGTCGCTGCTGGGCGTGATCGATTATCACTGTGCCGGGGCTGAAAGCGGGCCGCGCTGGGGCCGTCACCGTGCTGATTTCAACTTTCCGTTGTCCGATCAGTGGAAGGCCTGGGTGGTTCGCGATCGCAAGCCGATGACGATGATGGAATTTGCGCTGTTTATCGAAGATCGCGTGCTGGATGTGCAGGATATCGATATCGAAAGCGGCGATCTGAACGCTGATCAGCGGCTGTACCTGCGCGCCACTGGTGGCAGCCTGGCCGGAAAGGGCACGCTGCTGGCGATCTCCACCAGCCTTAAGGTAAATGAAACCAGCGCGGTGAAGGAAGCCCGCAACCTCACCAGCGGCGAAACGCAGATCCAGTTCGAAGACAGCCACCAGACCGAGGTGCGCGGCGATACGGTGAAGCTGCCCAGCGCCTTCGTGATCGCCATCCCGGTGTTCAAGGGATCGAAGGACTTTTTCCGCATCTTGGCGCGCTTCCGCTATCGCAAGACGGGCGAGGGCCTGAAGTTTTGGTACGAGCTGTGGAACGTCGATGCCACCTTTGACGTGGCGTTCCGCGAAGCCTGCGCGCTGGTGGAAAGCGAAACCGGCCTGCCGCTGCTGTTTGGCAAGCCGGAAGCCTGACGCCCATGACCACGCGCACCAAGCCGCGTTCCTATTCGGCCACGGAAGACGCCATTCTTCGCGAGCTTGTGCCGCGCTGCCGGTGGCAGACAGTGGTGGCCGCGCTGCCCGGCCGCAGCCTGGATGGCGTGAAACAACGCGCCATTACGCTGGGCCTGTTCAATTTTGGCGGCGGCGAAACCACTGCGCACGAAGCCGCCGTCCGCGCCGCCACCATCCAGCTCGGCCAGAAAATCCGCGAAGTCGCCCTCCGCCGCGGCATTCACCTGCCGGCCGGCACCTATCGCGAAAGAACAGGGGCGTGAACGCGCGTCTCTCCCCGCTCGATACCGCGCGCCAAATCTGGGAGCCGGCCGATCTGGTGAAGTGGCTGAAGGCACCCCAGCGCCGCTGGTCCAACCAAACCCCCCTGTCCCTGATCGCCACCAACCGCACCGATGAAGTGCAGGACGTGCTCGACGGCCTGGAGATGATGTGATGGCTGAAACCAGCAAAATTGAATGGACGGATGCCACGTTCAATCCGTGGGTGGGCTGCACCAAGATAAGCCCGGCCTGCGATCACTGCTATGCCGAGGGCTGGGCGAAGCGCGCCGGCAATCCCGAACTGTGGCAGGGTGAGCGCCGCCGCACCAGCGCGGTGAACTGGCGGATGCCGGTGAAGCTGAATGCGCTGGCGGTGACGGAAGGCCGCCGCCTCCGCGTGTTCTGCGCCTCGCTGGCCGACGTGTTCGATAATCAGGTGCCGGCCGACTGGCGCGAAGATCTGTGGGCGCTGATCCGCGCCACGCCGATGCTCGATTGGCAACTGCTGACGAAGCGCCCGCAGAACATCGGCAAGATGTTGCCGGCGGATTGGGGCCAGGGCTGGCCGAACGTCTGGCTTGGCACCACGGTTGAGAACCAGGCCGAGGCCGACCGGCGCATTCCCCACCTGCTCGCCACCCCCGCCGCCGTGCGCTTCCTCAGCTGCGAACCGCTGCTGGGGCCGGTGGATTTGCGGCATATGGATCAAGATATTTTTGACGCAGTTGGCGACGCTCTGACTGGAAAATGGCGCTGGCGCGATGGGCCAACTCGGCAGGAGACACCTCGCATCAACTGGGTAATCGCCGGCGGTGAAAGCGGCCCCGGCGCCCGCCCGATGCACCCAGACTGGGCACGCTCGCTGCGCGACCAGTGCGCCGCCGCCGGCGTGGCTTTCCACTTCAAACAGTGGGGGGAGTGGCTTTCTGGCGAAATTTTCCATCCGGAAAGCAAAAGGAGCGCTGGCTTAGTCCACTGGCAGGATGGGCAGGAAGAATACAACGGCGAACACATCGATTTCACCACTACGGTGATCGGCAACCACACGCCCGATGGCTGCGCCACCGCCGCGTTTGTTGCAAAGCAGGCGGCAGAACAGAGCTGGATCGACGGCGGCGCAGCACTGAAAGCATCTGCCGATTGCCGCCGCGCCGCCTGCCGGGTGGCCGGGCACTGCAAAGGCGATGATCAGCCGTGGCTCACCGTCGCCCGCAAGCGCGGCAAAGCCCGCGCCGGCCGCCTGCTCGACGGCCGCACCCACGATGAATTTCCGCCAGGCCAGCCCGCGCCCGCGCCGATCACCGCCGAAGAGGTGCCCTACTGATGGCCGCCATCCTCATCTGCGCCGCGTTTCAGCTTGGCGTGCTGCTGTGGGCCGCCGCGTTCGGCCTCAACCGCAACGTGCCGCTGCGCGAGCTGCTGCCGCTGATGATCTTTGCCGGCGGCAACGCCGGCTGGATGCTGGGCTTGGCGGCAGCGTGACGCGCCCGATCCGCATCCAGCTTTCCCGCGCGAAGGGCTGGCGCATGCCGGCGAACACAGTGAAGGTTGATCGCAGCACGAAGTGGGGCAACCTATTTGAGGTAGGTGAGCCCTTTTGTCCAACGGCAGCCGACGCGGTGAGCATGTTTAAGCTTCGGCTTCTAAGCCACCGCTCCTACGTGCCAGCACTGCCTGACACCTATTTCGGCCGTCTGGTTGCCAGCATCCCCGATCTGCGCGGCAAGAACCTTGCCTGCTGGTGCCCGCTCGATGCGCCGTGCCATGCCGATGTGCTGCTCGAACTGGCCAACCGCGACGAAGGCATCCGCTGGTGATCGAATCGCGCCTGCCCACTTGGCCGCGGCTGCTGTCGGCCGAACTGGCGGCGGCGTATCTGTCGATCAGCCGCACCGGATTTCTGGACGGGGTGAAGCGCGGGCAGTGGCCGGCGCCGATCCGCCAGGGCAAGCGCACCCTGTGGGACAAGGAACGGATCGATCGGCTGGTTGACGTGCTGTCCGGTTTGCCGCCACCATCGCCAGCAGGCGGTGAAACGGGCGGCAGTTCATGGGACGATGTATGATTCCCGGCGTGGTCGATATCGACGGCCGGCTGTATTTCCGCCGCCGCTGGCGCGATGGCGCCAAGCGCCGCACCCAATATCTGCGCCTGCCCGCCATCGGCGATCCCGGCTTTGCCGAGGCGCTGGCCCACGCCCGCCGCGATGCCCCGGTGCGCGACGCGCCGCTGCCCGGCACCATTGCCGCGCTTTGCACCGAATTTCGCGCGTCCGTCCGCCGGCGCAAACTGTCTGATCGCACCCAGGCAAACTATCTGATCTATGTCGATCGGATCGAGCGTGATCACGGCCACCGCATCGTGCGCGAGCTGACGCCCTATGACGTCGCCCGCATTCGCGACAAGATGGCCGACCGGCCCGGCACCGCGAACAATTACCTCAGCGTGCTGCGCCTGATGATGGCGTTCGCGGCCGAGCGTGACCGTTCGGTGCGCAGCAACCCGGTGGCCGGCATCAAGCCGCTGGAAATCGGCGAGCACGAACCCTGGCCAGCCGAGGTGATCACCGCCGCCCTGGCCGCCGCCACGCCGATGCTGCGCCTGGCGATCATCACCGGCCTGTGCGGCGGGCAGCGGATCAGCGACTGCATCAGGATGCAGCACGGCTGGCACGATGGCCGGATCATGGAGCTGACGCAGCAGAAAACCGGCGTTCACGTCGCGATTCCGATGCACCCGCTGTGGCTGAAGGAAATCGCCGTGGTGCCGCGAAAATCGGTGACGATCCTCTACGATCGCAGCGGCGCGCTCTATGCCAGTGTCGAGCCGATCCAGTCGCGCATCCGCGCCCTGATGGCCAGCATCGGGCAGGGGCAGGCCGGCTACAGCTTCCACGGCCTGCGCAAGAACGCCTGCTGCTATCTGCTGGAAATGGGCCTGAACGATCAACAGGTGGGCAGCCTGCTCGGCATGAGCGCCCAAATTGTCCGCCACTACGGCAAACGCGCCCGCGCCCTGATGGTGGCCGACGATCTGGCAGAACGAATTGCCGGGGCTACGGTCACCCTGTTGCCGGGGCTACGCGCAAAAAAAACCAGCAAATAAGCTGGCGTTTTCAATATGGTGATCCCTACGGGACTCGAACCCGTGTTTTCGCCGTGAAAGGGCGAACGTCAATGATTTCAAAGCGGCATAGCCTTTTACCGGTTCTGTTCTATCCATTGCAGTTCAATAGGTTGCGCAATCGGGGTTACGCCGGTGCGGAACTTGTGGGTTTCATTTGTCAATGAAAAAAGTCGCATCCGTGTTGCACGTTCAACACGGTGTGGTTTAACTGGGCAACTCTGGCGCAGAGGTGATGGATGGGCAAGTCGACGCGGGCGCGGGCTGTTGATCCGGGGCGGGTGGAGCCACCGCCTGAGCAGCTCGGCCGGGGCGCGTGGGATCATCGCCAGATCCACGATCCGGAAACCGGCCACCCGATCAACGTTCGCCGCAACCTTTCGACGCGGAATCTGGAACGCTGGTACAATCGCCAGCTTATCGACGACACCGCCCTGATCGCCGGCGGCCGCTATCGCGACGATTACGAGCTGACCGGATTCCTGCCGAAGGTGACCGCCTGTTACGACATTGTGACGGCCGGCGGGCAGGGCGCCGTCTATTCGCCGCCGATGCCGGGTTCGCTGCGCCAGATGGAGGCCTGGCGGCGGTACGACGACGCCCGCGCCGCGATCGATCCGGCGCGGGTGTGGGGTTTTGACAGCCTGATCCTGCACGATGTGCTGTGGGCCGACGTGCCAGCGGCGGCCGATGGCAGCCGGCCGTTCACGCGCGATCGCTGGGCCGGCATGGTCAAATTGTGCCTGGCTGAGCTGGTGGTATACTATCGGTTGTAGGTGCGCGCTTTCCGGCTTGTCACGGCTCGGAGTTTAGACTATCAAAACCGTCAGGGGTGAGAATTCGCCCTAAGAAAGCCCGGCGCGCCGCTTCGCCGGGTTTTTTCTTGCCTGCTGTTCATCCGCGTGGGTTCTGGCTGGGGAGGCGATGATGGATCCTCTGCTGCGCGCCACGCTGGTCGATCTTTACGGCGAACAGAATGTCGCCACGCTCGAAGCCGCGCCGACGCCGGCCGAATTGCAGATCATCCGCGACGAAGCCGAGGCCGCGCGCTTTGCCGCCGAAATCGCGCGCGACGCCGCGCTGGGTGATGATGTTAACTGGCCCGAAATTTGAGCAGCCCCAGCACCAACCGCGCCGCGGCCTATCCCACCTGGCTGCCGATGCCGGCCTGCACCGTGCACGCGGTCTGCGGCCCGCCCGGCCCCGGCCTGCGCCCTCACGCGCAGGCGCACGCCAAGCCGGGCGCGCGGATCATCGATATCGCCGAAATCATCGAACGCCTGTCACTCGGCAAGCCGGGGAACTGGGTGCCGGTGGCGCTGGAGGAACGGAATCGGGAACTGGCGGCGCTGGAGAAGGCCCAGCCGGACGAAGAGGTCTGGCTGATCTCCCCCAGCCCGCGCCAGTGGCAGCGGGATTGGTGGGCGACGCATCTGAACGCCCGCGTCTGGCTGATTGATCCGGGCAAGGAAACGGCGCTGGCCGAGGCGGCGGCGGCTGGGGTGAACGTGCGGTTCGTGCACGCCTGGTATGATGAATTCACCGATCCGAACGGCCAGACCGCCCCGCCAGCCCGCGACACGCGCGAGCGGCACCTGACCGGCGCGCCGGCTGGCAAGCGCCCGGCCGCCAGCGATCGCGGGTACGACAGCCGGCACGGCAAGATGCGCGCCGAGCAGCTGGCGCGCCAGCGGTTCTGCGAGCGCTGCCAGGCCGAAGGGCGCGGCCAGGTGCAGGCCACCCACATGGATCATATTAAGCCGTTCCGCCTGCCCGATGGCAAGCGCGACTGGAAACTGTGGGGCGACCCCGCCAACCACCGCAGCCTGTGCGCGCCGTGCCACAACGCCCACGGCGCAAAGACCACCCGCGATGAAACCCCGCTGGGCAGCGGCAGCGACGGCCGCCCGCTCGATCCCGCGCATCCTTGGAACAAGTCTAAGCCTGACACCTGATCGCCCGATATCGCCGCACGGCGCGGCGCTGGCGGATCAGATCACAGTTCACGTTCACCCCGCCGGCCCAGACGATGCCGGCGATTCGGCCATAGCCGCCGTCGCCGGCCAGCACCACTCGCACCGGGCGCAGCTGCAGCAGCTGCACCAGCGCGCGCGTGGAGGCCTCGGCATCGCCCGGCGTGCAGACGCGGCCGCGCCGGCAGTGGCCGGGCAGTTCGGGCGCATCGATGCCGGCCAGCCGGACGTGCCGGGGCAGGTTTGCGCAGGCCAGCGTATCGCCATCGATGGCGCGCGGGGCGTCGCAGATAATCGCGGGCGGAAGGATCGCTGGCATCGTTTCACCTGAAACAAGGGAGGGCATCATGACGGATTGCCCTTGCCCGCTGGAAGGGATGCAGCAACCAAATTGGACCGAAGCCGGCTTGACCGCCGCCGAAGTGGCGACGGCGGCCAAATATTGGGCGACGATCATTGCAGAATTGCAGGCGCAGCAGACGCTGGCCGAGGCCAACCGGCATATGGTGATCCGCCTGGTGCTGGCAATGATCACCTATGAAGAGGCGGTTTCGCAAGTGCAGCGCGAAGGCGCGCTGATCGAAGCGCCGAAAACCAAGGTGAAGATGCAGCACCCGGCGCTGTCCATCGCCAACGCGCAGGGCAAGATCATCAGCAAGCTGGAAGCCGATCTGGGCATCGTGGTGACGAAGCGCGCCGCGGCGGCCAAGGGCAAGGTGGCGGGCAAGGGTGCTGGCAAGAAGAAACCGGGCGGTGGCGTCGAGTTCTGATGGCGGCTGACGAAGTGACGGGCTTTGCCCGCGACGTTCTGGATGGCCGGATTGTCGCGGGCGAGCTGGTGAAAGCGGCCTGCCGCCGGCATCTGGACGATCTGGAATCGGGCCACGAACGCGGCCTGTTCTGGCGCCCAGACGAGGCGGCCAAGATCATCGCCGCCTATCCCACCTATTTCACGATCACCGACGGCGCGATGGCCGGCGAACCGTTCGTGCTGCTGCCCTGGATGAAGTTCCTGATCGGCAGCCTGTTCGGCTGGTATCGGCGCACGCCTGAGGGGCAGGAGCGCTGGCGGTTTGACGAGGTGTGGCTGGAAACCGGCAAGGGCGCGGGCAAATCGCCACTGATGGCGGCCACCTCGCTGCTGATCATCGGCGGGCTGGGGCGCCAGCGGGCGCTGGCGATCGTCACCGGGCCGAAAGACGAACAGGCGATGGTCACGATGGCCGACGCCGCGGCGATGGTGCGGGCGACGATTCCCGGCGAGGAAGACGGCGTTTCGCTGGAGCAGCAGGGCAAGTTCCTGGTGCGCGGGCTGGGCGCCAACGCCCACACGATCGAGCATGTCGCCAGCAGCAGCGTGTTCCGCACCGCCAGCGGCAAGGCCAGCCAGGTCAGCGGCCCGCGGCCGGACGCGGTGAACGTCGACGAAGTGCACGAGCTGGCCGACGCCAAGCTGGTCGATATGTGGGCCAAGGCGCTGGCGAAGAATGCGCGCGGTGGCATCCTGTTTCTGGCGACCAACACGCCGGGGTTTGATCAGGCCGTCGGCACGATGTTTTCGGAACGGGCGCAGCGGGTGCTGCTGGGCCAGGAGCAGATCGACAGCCTGCTGGTGTTCATCTGCCGCGTCGATATCGCCGACCGCGACAGCGTGTTCGATAACGAGGATGTCTGGGCCAAGGCGATGCCGTCGCTTGGCATCACTTTCCCGATCGACAACGTGCGGCGCGAGGTCAACAAGGCGCGCGGCTCGCCGATGCTGGCGGCCAGCGTCAAGCGGCTGTATTTCGGGATCCCCGGCGGCGGTGCGGATTTCTGGCTGGATGATCCGGCGCTGTGGGATGATGCGCTGGCGCCGGTCGATTCCGCCGAAATGGTGGGCAACCGCTGCTGGCTGACGCTCGATCTGGCCGACCGGCACGATCTGCTGCCGCTCACCGCGACGTGGGCGGTGCCAGAGCCGACGGATGAAGCGCCGGACGCGGTACGGCTGGTGCAGAAGACCTGGTACTGGACGCGCGGCGACGGCCTGGCCGAACGCGGGCGGCAAGACGGCATGGCCTATGAACAGTGGCAGGCCGAGGGGCATCTGAACGTCGTGCCCGGCGCGATGATTTCAAAGGATTTCGTCGCGGTGCAGGTGGGCGATCTGGTCGCCAACCACGACGTGCAATTCATGGCGGTGGATCCCGCCAAGCTGAGCGAGTTTCTGGAAGCGGCAGACCGCATCGGCCTGCCGTGCTGGCGCTATGCCGGGGCAGACAAGCCGCAAGGAAAAGGCCTGATGCTGGTCAACCACGCGCAGGGCCTGACGGTGCGCTTCACTGGCGAGCAGCTTTCCATGCCGGCCAGCGTGGTCGCGCTGGAAGATCGGCTGCGCGCTGGCACGATCACGATCGACGACAACCCGATCAACACCGCCTGCGCCGCCAACGCCCGCCAGATCAGCGACGCGCAGGGCAACCGGGCGTTTGACAAGAAGCGCAGCCGCGGGCGCATCGACGGGGTGATCACCCAGGCGATGGGCGTCGGCGCGGCTGGGTTCAAGACGCCGAAGGCGAAAACTCCGGGAGTCATCTTGCTATGAGTGAGGCCACGCCCGCACCGTCGCCGACGCTGTTGCAGCGGGTGGCTGACTGGGCGTTCGGCATCGATTACACTGCCAATCAGGGCCGGGTGACCGTGCAGAATAGCACGCCGATTTCCGGCATCACGTCCAATTCCGGCGATTATTGGTCGATGTTCACCGGTGACACCGGGCAGGGCATCGCGCCGCTGAGCGCGGCCAACGCGCCGGCGGTGACGGCGGTTCACGCCTGCACCGCGCTGATCGCGGGCGCCGTCGCGTCGTTGCCGGTGCCGGTCTATCAGCGGCTGCCGGAAGGCGAGCGCGAAGAGCTTTACGACGATGATCTGTGGTGGCTGCTGAACGAACAGTGGAACCCGCGCTGGTCGGCGGCGAAGGGCTGGGAATATGTCACGCTGTCCCAGCTCTACCACGGCGACGGCTTTGCCATCATCGAACGCCAGGGCAGCCGGATCATCGGCCTGCGCCCGGTTCACCCGCTGAATGTGGAAGTGCGCTGCAACAACGACGGCCGGCGGCTGCTTTATCGCGTGACGTTCAGCATGGACGACGGGATCGATATGGTCGGTTCGCGCGTCTATGATCAGGACGACATTCTGCATTTTGCCGGCGTCGGCTTTGACGGGCTGCGGTCGATGTCGCCGTTGCGCACCTTTCTGCGGATGTCGGCCAGCGTGGCAGCGGCGCTGCAGGATTACACCGGCAAGTTTTTCGTTCAAGGCGCGCGGCCCGATTACGTGCTGAGCGCGCCAGACCTGACCCCTGAACAGCTGACCGCCACCCGCGAACAGATCGATCACTATCACGGCGGCCTGAACAACGCGCGGCGGCCGATGCTGCTGACCGGCGGCCTGACGTTGCAGACGATCAGCATGCCGCTGGAAGATGTGCAGCTGCTGGCGCTGCGGCAGTTCCAGGTCGAAGAGATTGCTCGCGCTTATGGCGTGCCGCCGTTCATGATCGGCCACAATGAAAAAACCACAAGCTGGGGCAGCGGCGTGGAAGCGATGGGCGTCGGCTTTGCCCGTTACACGCTGCGCAATTATCTGAACGGCATCACGGCGGAGATCAACCGCAAGCTGCTGCCGCGTTCCAGCAAGTTCCTGGAATTCGACACCAGCGAGCTGGAGCGCGCCGATTTCAAGAGCATGATCGAAGGCTTCCGCACCGCCATCGGCCGCGCCGGCGAGCCCGGCTTCATGACGTCCGACGAGGTGCGCCGCCGCCTCAATCTGAAACGCAAGCCCGGTGGCGACACACTCGCCACGGGCCAGACCGGAGCCCCGCCCGATGCGCAAACTGCATAATCTGTTCGCGGCCAACCGCGGCCGCGGCGCGCCGCTGGCGCTGGTCCGCGCTGGTGCCGAGGTGACCATCGAGGTGTACGACGTGATCGTGGCGAGCGAGGCCGACGCGCAGTGGCTGGGCGGTTGCCCGGCCGATATGTTCTGCCGTGAACTGCGCAGCCTGACCGCAGCCGATACCGCGCACATCCGGGTGAACAGTCCGGGCGGCGACGTGTTTGCCGGCGTGGCGATGGCGCAGGCGGTGCGCGAGTGCGCAGCCACCGTAATCGTACACGTCGATGGCTATGCGGCATCAGCGGCCTCGCTGATCGTCGCGGCGGCTGGTGACAGCGTGATCGCGCCGGGCGCAATGGTGATGATCCACAAGGCCTGGACGCTGGCCTATGGCAACGCCGATGACTTGATGGAAACGGCCGGCCGGCTGGAAAAGATCGACGGCGAGATTGCCGCGACGTACCAGGCGAAAGCCGGCGGCACGACCGAGGATTGGCTGGCCGCGATGGCAGCAGAGACCTGGTACACCGGCGCCGAGGCGGTTGACGCCGGGCTGGTGAACCGCATCGCCGAGACGGCCGCAAAGCCGCGCAACAGTTTCGACCTGAGCATCTACGCCAAGGCCCCGGCGCCCGCGCCAGCCGATGAACCGGAAGCGCCGGCCCCTGCCGCCGATTCCGCCACAAATGCACAGCGCAAGACAAATTTGATGCGCTTGCTGACCACTGTCTGACCCTCGCGGGCAGCAGCCACGGCTGAGGGATTTCAGCCAACCAAGGGAGCAGATCATGATTTCGATCCAAGATGCCCGCGAGCAGCTCGCGGCGAAGAACAAAGAAGTCCGCCAGCTGGTGCTGGCCGAACATCAGGACCAGGCCGCAATTGATGCCGGCTTTGCCGAGATCGAGCGCATCGAAGCGCGCATCGCCAACATCGAGAAGATGAACGCCAAGGCCTTCGATGACAACGCCAAGGATGCCATTGTCGACGCGCTGGCCAAGCAGGCCACTGACAAGCGCTCGCCAGCCATCGCCGCGTTCCACCGCGCGCTGCGGCTGGGCGAAAAGGCCATCACGCCCGAAGATCGCGCGCTGATCATGAACACGATGTCCACGACGACCAATTCGGAAGGCGGTTTCACCGTTGCGACCGAAGTGGCCAGCGAAGTCGTCAAGCTGCTGAAGGCATTTGGCGGCATGCGCGAAGTGGCTCGCCAGATCACCACCGCAATGGGCAACCCGCTCAACTATCCGACCAGCGATGCCACGTCGGAAAAGGGCCGCATCGTCGCGGAAAACACCACAGTCACCCGCACCGATCCGGCGTTCGGCTCGGTTGCCCTGAACGTGTTCAAGTATTCGTCCGACGATGTGGCGGTGCCGATCGAGCTGCTGATGGATTCGGCGATCGACATTCAGTCGCTGGTGATCGAAATTCTGGTGAGCCGCATCGGCCGCATCCAGAATGATCACTTCACCACCGGCACCGGTTCGTCGCAGCCGCGCGGCGCAGCCACCGGCGCCAGCGTGGGCGTCACCGCCGCAAACAGCACCAGCCAGGTCACCGCGATCCTGGCCGACACGCTGTTCGGTGTGCAGCACAGCCTCGATCCCGCTTATCGCGCAAACGCGGTGTGGATGTTCAACGACGCCTCGATGCTGGCAATCCGCCGCCTGAAGGACAGCCAGAACCGGTATCTGTTCGTTCCCGGTTATGACAGCGGCGTGCCCGGCGGCGTGCCGGCGACGCTGCTTGGCTCGCCGATCCAGATCAACCAGTCGATGGTCGATATGGCGGCCAGCGCGCGGTCGATCCTGTACGGCGATTTCAACCGCTACATCATCCGCGATGCGCTGGATCTGACCTTCTACCGCTTCGACGACAGCGCCTTCACCCGCAACGGCCAGGTGGGCTTCCTCGCCTTCGCCCGTTCCGGTGGCAACCTTGTCGATACCAGCGCGGTCAAGGCGTTTATCAACGCGGCGTCTTAATCGGTTCCCTCGCCAGAGCAAGCTGGCCGGCATCGTTCGCGCGGTGCCGGCCGGTTTCCTGAAAATTTCCTGAAAGGAAACAAGGATGCGCGAACTTTCCCAAGGGCTGTCGCCCGCTATTTTGATCAACGCGGCAACGCTGGCGGCCGACAACACGCCAATCTCGGTCGATATGGCCGGTTACGACGGCGGCTTCATTCTGCTGACCATTGGCGCGGGTGGCATCACCTTCACCGGCACCAACAAGATCGAATTCCTGCTGGAAAAGTCGAACGACAATTCCACCTGGGTCAACGCCGTCACCGCCGATCTGATCGGCGTCACCGTGACCACCGGCATCATCCGGTCGCTGATCGCAGCGAAAGCAGCGGCCGACGCGGTGGCCTATCGCCTTGTCGGTGATTTCCGATATTGGCGCCTGACCGCCGATTTCAGCGGCACGCACGGCACCGGCACGCCGATCGCCGCGACGATGATCCGCGGCAATCCTACCGTTCCCGCCACCTGATCGGCGGCTGATTAACACAAACACGGAGCCGGCTGGGAATCATCCTGATTCCTGGCCGGCGCCATTTTGAAAGGGCAGCGCTATGCCGTTTTCGACTGCCGGGCGCAACGCGGCGCTGGGCGGGGTGGGGGTGACCCATGCCAGCCTGCATTCCGGGTTTCCGGGCAACAGCGGCGCCAACGAGATTTCGGGCGGCTCGCCGGCCTATGCCCGCAAGTCGGTCACGTTTGACGCGGCCAGCGGCGGCAGCCGGGCGCAATCGGGCACGGCGGTGTTCGACGTGCCGGGCAGCACCACGGTGCGCCACATCGGTTTCTGGACCGCCCTGACCGGCGGCACCTTTCTGGGCTATCACCCGATCGGCGGGCAGACAGCGCGCGAATTCATCACCGATCTGGCCGGCGACACGCTGCGCAGCAACGCCCACGGATACGCCAACGGCGACCAGGTGGTGGTGTGCGGCGACACGGTGCAGGGCGGGTTGACCGAGGGCACCATCTATTTCGTGGTGGGTGCCGCGACCGACACGTTTCAGCTGGCGGCGACCGCGGGCGGCGCGGCGATCGATCTGACCTCGCTGGCCGGCTCTGCCGCGCAGGTGATCCGCATCAT